TCTTATTCTGACTAGCATTCCACTTAATAACATAAGCATCTACTGGTAAATTATAAGTGTCCAAATGCCCGCCAGATATGGTGGCCGCCTGAATTTGCTCTGAACGAATAGCTGTGTTTGCTGTAGCCATTTATTTTTATTATCCTTTATATTTTACTTGAATCCTAATCTTCTTCTTTTTTAGTTTTTTTTCGTATTTTTCTTACTTTCTTTTCTTTATTAACTTCAGGTATTAATTCTTCGTCTGTACTCATACCATCTTCAACTTTCTCACATTGTTCTTCAATTTGTTTAGCTAACATCTCTGTTTCTTTTCTATCGGCTGCAAGTATATCTTCCAAAACCAAAATGATACCGTCCAATTTGAGCATCTGCTCTTGGACTCTATCTATCTGATTTTCAATAGATTTAATTTGATTCCGCAAACCAGTTACTGTGTCAACACCTAAGTTCCTTTCAGCCCTTGCCCACAACAACTTCTCTTCCATAGTTTTACGTAAAAACATTTTGTCATTCCTCCTAACTCTTTCCATTCTATCTAAAGTTCTTTCCATTTTTTCTCTTTTATGTGTTGGAAGTTTATCCACCGCCTTACCTTTAAGTTTCATATTTTTCCTTATAATAAGGAGCGCATCTATCGATACGCTCCGTTATATTAATTATTAGCAATATAGTAAATCAATAATAAGTCACTGGTTTCAGGAGCCATACTAAACGTCACCGTAGTACCGGACAATTCATAGTCATTACCTGAACCTTCTTGTTGTAATAGACCGTTTAAGAATACCTGCACAGAATTAGCGATAGGAGTAAACCCTAAAGTAAACTCAGTAGTAGCACCATCACAATTGGAAGACTCATCCTCAAACTTAATGTCAGACTCAAGAACTGCCTCAGTATCATCGGTTATATTAGTCCACTGCATACCACTAGCTGTGGTATATTTGAGATAATAACCATCGGAAGGACTATTAGCTATATCCAACTTAGCCTCTGTTATACCTGCATCTTTAACGGCCAAGGAATTACTTATGATACCTATCGTAGAATCATCATAAGCAATGGTCAACTCAGTAGCATCTATAGTAAGACCATCGTTAACTTTATAGTCAACAGCTACACCAGAAGCAGAAACATCAATACCATCACCAGCGCCCACATTCAGTGTAGTAGATCCGCCAAGAGATACTGAACCGCCACCTATCATACCAGTACCAGCTGTAACTGTTAAACTACTATTAGCTAATTGAACATTATCCACACCGCCAGTAGCAATAACCACACTACCTGCTGTTACCGTAAAATCATCACTGTTAAAAGAAGCCACGCCTTTATTAGTATCAGAAGCATCTTCACCTGCAACACTGATGGTAGTTCCAGTGTGAGTTACATCTATTCCTTCACCACCACTGATAGTAACCGTATGATTGCTTATAGTTAAAGCGCCTGATTCAGTGTTTATGGCTTTAAGAACAGTGTCTTCTAAACTAACAGCCCCTGAAGTTACATCAAAATCCGAGGCCGAAAATGAAGCCACACCAAGTACACTATCTGTAGCTGTGTTAACGCTAAAATCTAAAAAACCAGCAGCAGAGCCGCTATCATCATAGGAAACAGTAATATTAGTCTGACTACTACCGGTACCACTAACCATAGCCCCTACGTAGTCTTCTATGGTTTCTCTACGATATGTAACCAAAGCATCATAGTCCGTAGCAGACAAATGATAATATTCGTTGGAGGAACCACCTTGTATACCTATAAGATTATTGTGCTCTATATTAGAACCAAACGTGGCCCAGGAGGTCCCGTTCCACACCAAAAGCCTATCCTCATCTTCTACCCAAGTGGCTGTCCCTTCGTTACCTGAAGTAGTTACAAAATCCCAAGAAACACCGCTCCATTCAGCTATTTCATTATCATGACCTGCCCAAATACCAGAAGCAGAAGTTCCTACAATATACCTGTCACCTACATTGGTTCCAGAAGCAGGTGGGGCTGTAAGATCCCTATCTAAAACTGAATCTTGCCAATCAAGACCTTGAATTAAACCATCAACATACCCCTTTGTTGTAAGATCTGAGGTAGCAACAGGTGTAATACCCCCAACGGTACTTGTAAAAGGCCTAGTACCATCCGCTCTAGAATACATAGTGTGGTCGTCATCAGACAAACCAGACAAACTACCATGATCTAAATCATTTACATACTGAGTAACACCCGAAGATGTGATTCTATCAGGATGAATATCCTCTGCGCCCGTCAAATCCCATCTGATGTGCTCAGCCGCAACAAAATTAGTTGTTTGATCGTGATCAACACCGGAATGACTAAGTGATATGGATCTACTTGAAGTAATATCTCCACCGCCAGACAAAATACCTCCACCTGTAATAGACACAGAAGAATGAGCAATATGCTCATCAGCAACGTAATTTGTTGTCTGGTCATGATCAATACCGCTATCTTTAACATAAAGATCGGTACCGCTTACACCTAAATCAATGCTGTCATAATTAAATGTTACTGTTTGAGAAGCATAAGAAAGGGGAGCTCCAGCAACACCCATAGCATACTGAGTATGGTCATTATCATCTAACCCAATTAACTCGCCATGATCGCTTATCAATGTACCAGTAGCTGTAGCTATCCCATTGTCGACATACCACTTCGTTGCTAAGTGAGCATCATCTGTAGGGGTAATACCACCAACAGTACTTGTAAAAGATCTAGCACCATCTACAAGAGAATATTGTGTGTGATCATCATCAGCGAGGCTGGCCAGACCTCCATGATCGATACCAGAAGCTACAATACGATCTGGATGAATATCCTCTGCGCCCGTCAAATCCCATCTGATGTGCTCGGCCGCAACAAAATTAGTTGTTTGATCGTGATCAACATCAGAACTCGATAAAGAAATAGTCCTCGATTGTGCTATAGTACCGCCACCTGTCAATATACCACCGGTAGATATAGAGACACTAGAGTGAGCTATATGTTCATCAGCAACATAATTAAGTAGTAAGTCATGGTCAATTTCGGAAGGCAACGTTTCTATATAATCATCATAAACTCTAATACCAGTACCTGAACCAACAGCCATAACCCCGTCAGTCATTATTAAACCTGCGCCGGCAAGAGCATCTTTAATTTGTGCGCCTCTAATTTTAGTAGCCATAGGTTTTAACTTCTCCTTATATTATTTTAAAACTATACATCAATCATATAACTCGTAAGTATAATATCATCAATCTCGGGAGGTAAATCAAAATTTATGTTTCTACCTGAAATTACATAATCCTTACCACTACCTGGTTCTTGTAACAAACCATTTAAGTACACCTGAACCGTATCGTTAATCGGTGTATGATGCAATGTAAACACCGTGTTATTATCATCTATAGTACCGCTTACAGGTTGGTTTACCTTATAACCTGTCTTCCTATAGTATAAATCATCGTGATTATGTTCATAAACAAACCCCGAAGTTGTAGCGATCTCATATATTGCGCCTACTAAATCTTCTGGGTGTGGGGCTATATACTTAAAGGTTACTTCGTAATCACCAGACTCTATAAAATCATTATTAGTTAAAACCTGACCATTATAAATAAGGTCTATTTTCCCCGGAACATATCTTTTATCCGTGTAAAATATCTTATTATTATTATCCTTAACGCCTATAAGTTCATCAGCAAATTCTATACAAGAACTACCAACATAAGTTATTCTAGAACCCGGCCTTCTTAGCGTTATCATATTAATACATTAAAATAAAATGGCCAATACATGAAAAGTTTACATCAATCTTAATAATCGATAAGGTAAACCACTTCAAATATCGGCCATTTTACACACCCTTTAATTTATTTTTCAATATCTACATCTTTTTTGTCATTACCTATTGCGGCGGCGGTCGAAAGACTCTCGTCTTTATTATCTCTTACTTCCCTTAGCTTTTTAGCTGTTTCCTGTCGCGCGAGATCTCTTTCAGCAGAAGCCACCATATTTTCTATAAGGTTTATAATAGTCTTTTCATTTAATCTAAGTTGATTTATTTCACCTTGGATCATATGAACCTGTTTGACTTTAACATCTATATCCTGTCTGAAACGGTCTAACAATGTTATTACAAACCCTACCTCATCTTTACCCAAAACACCTTTGTCTTCAGCGGTGTTTATCACTTGCCTTAATTTATTTCGTTCTGCCCTGTCCTGTAACATTATTCCTCCACGCCTTTAATTATTATTGCCTTACTACATATGTAATATTTCTATCAGCATGTACATTAAATCTAAAAGTTATACCGGATGCAGTGGTCTCGGCATAATCTCTATCAGCATTAACACCATTAACACCGGTGTCTGCGGCCAACAACTGACCATCTAAATAAACATCCATATTAGCTCCTTCACGGCCTGCGGTGGAACTAGGTGTGTATGTTATTGAATACGGTAATGGGTGTTCTACATTTTTACTAATATTAACAGCTGCGGTCTCTACATATTTGTCGCCAGAAGACGCTATAACTGAATCAGCTACGTCCTGCAAGGCAACGTCGAGGGCCTCCAGAGCAGCTGTAATTGTAGAGCCATCAGTAATATAATTTTCTTCAGAATAAAGTCTAGAACCAACACCATCATTCAAGTCATTAATGGCTGATGTCAAATCACTAGGATTGCTTTGAAGAATATAACTTGCTGTAGTATTATCCCACGGTTGGGGATTATCATCTCCATCCGAGGCTCCGGTGTAACTCCATAAGTTACTAATATCCTCAATTAGTACAATATCACCTTCCCATGAACTCACAAAATCAGTCCTAAGCCATTCATATTCAGCTACATCCGACATTCTACGCCTATAAGGATAAACAAAGGAAATGTTTGTGGGATAACCAACAGCATTAGAAAGATCGCACGTACTACCATTAGCATAGAATCTAATGTAAACATCGCTGCCGGCGCCTGAACCACTAAAATCAGCACCATCGTGAAGTTTACCATAGATTGTATAGCCGGAAGTATCCTGGATTTCTCCATCCGTAGCTGTATTAATTATATCTACCCTACATACATTATCTAAACCACCTTCATCATAATAAGTACCTGAATTAGTAACGCTATTGAAAATAGGTAGGCCTCTACGATCAGTAGGCAGAGCGTAGGTAGCTGTTGTAGGCGATATTAAAACACCTGTAGAAGTCCCGGATACGGTATAACCACTATTACTATTAGTATCACTAACAGCAATAATTACAGTTTTTGAATCTAGAGTGTTGCCTTTAATATTAGCTAAACTCATTTGTTTGGTTACTGTATTAACAGCGTCTGTATTAGTGGGATCGAAGTACATTCCAGGGTCATCATACCAGTTAGTATTACCCTTTACCTGCTTCAAGAGCGTTCTTAAAACATTTATATCACCTTCCAATGTACCAGAAGTGGTGGGTTCAGCTATTGCAGACGTATTAACTGACACAACCCCATCATCGTATGTACCAGTATTTCTTATTTGTTCTAATTGCCTAAGTAAACTTCTAGCCATCGACTCATCCTCCAAGATTATATTTTAGTCGAAGAGGTTTATCTCATAGTACTGTGAGATAGCTCTTTTATACGACGCAGTAAGATAAGCCTTAAACTATCCTTATTTGCTCGTTGTTTGGCAATATTTTCAGCATACTTTAACAACTGTACGTCGCTTATTTTAGGTACTATTTCACGGGCCTTCCTTACTGAAAGTTCCACAAGTCCTTCAACGCTCATATCTGTAGTAGAAACTACCGGCGGAACATATTCTTTAAATTTTTCAGTATTAGGCTTATTTATGGATATATTAACTTCCTCTTCATAAACTGTGTCGTCTTCTTTAAATATCTGCCATTTACTACTATCTCTGAGTTTTACATTTCTAAGCCAATTAATAAATTCTTCCCCATCTTCTAAACCATGCTTTTCACCATACTGTTCATATAACTCGTTCAAGGGAACAGTGGATCCTGGGCCAATTGTTCTTTTCATAGTGTGTGCCCAGAGGTGTGTCATATTCTTAACATAACCATTCATAATCTCTTCTCCTTTATAACAAAAATTAATGTAACCTTGACCTTTTCTTTTATTGTAATTTATCTATAAGATAATGAAGTATATTAGATAGTCTATGTAAAATAATAGCAAACATAAACCAAATAAAAACATCATGTAATAGATTATGTCTGTAAAAATAAAACATATTCATAGAGAACAAACCCATCCATACTGACAAACAATAAGGACATTCTATTATAGAATGTGCAAACTCTATAAATTTGTTTTTACTGTTTCTTAATAAAAAAGCCCTGAACGGACTAAATAACTCAGATTTACTTATTATATTAGTAACAGCCTCTATAAATATAACCAAACATATGATTTCTAAAAATGAATTCATAAACGCCTTCTATACAATAAGCGGTTAGATAATTCTATAAACATAAGTTCTGTGGCCGCAATCCCAAATCCTATCATAACCTTGAGCTTTTCTCAATTCAAATTCAGTTTTACCTGACTCACGTTCTACAGCAATCTTTCTCAAAGAGAAATTCCTATATCTTATACCGGATTTAAAATGATGTGGTGTATATTTAGTTAAAGTCAGTAATTTAAAACCTAATATATCATATACCACATTAAAAATATTAGCATACCTCATATCACAGTAGGACCTTATCTCATCATATCCTAATTTCTTTGCATACATAACTACGTGCTTAAATAGTTTGTTTGCTCCACCTACAACAGTATAATTTATCAAAGAACAGAATCTTTTCAACTCTAATACATTTTTATTTGATATACGTTTTCTTAATAAATTACCTACACCACATGCTGCAATTAACTTGTTATTATTAAACAGTCCCCAAGCCTTTACACTATTTGACTTTCCTTGTAAATGATTCTTTTCAAAAAACCCATTAGCTTCATTAGCAGAAATCTCTCTAACGTCGCAATTTCTTGCAAAGACCTTATGTTTAATAATTCCCAATGCCTGGCAGATCCTAGAAATTACAATATCAAACTTATTATAGATCTCGTCTTCAAAAACCGTTATTAGTCTCACTCCATTATTAAAACAAGCTACCATCTTTTCATAATGATAATTTCTATCAGTATTACCAAGATTTTCGGAATGCCAGTATAAACCGCAAACCTCAACAGCAACTTTATTAGAAGGAAAATACAAATCTAATTCTTTTGGTCCTATTACAGTTCTATCATTATATAGACATTTTATATTGGGGTGATGTTCCTTAAAAAAATCACGAATTTTCTGTTCAGGTTTGGACGTATAATTATTGTTCAAATAACATGTAATACATCTAGCCCCAGTAATGATCTCTCCCCTGCTATTAGCATCTCTAAAATTATGAAAAGTTGTTTTCCAAGTATGCCCATTAGGACACTTTAATTTAATTTTACTTTTACTATTTAAATATTCTTTTGAAAGTAATTGGTAACCGCGCTCTTCAACATAGTTTCGTATATAATCAATATTATGAATGTGTATTTTATTTTTATATCTCTTTACATTTTTATTATTTTTTCTATATACTGCGGCTTTCTTTAATAAAATAGAAGCTTTATTTTTTCTATAATAACTTCTACCTTTCCCTATCATATAATCATGATCTCTTTTTTCATGATAATTTTTATTTTTCAATCTAATACGTTCTGCTTCACACTTCTCTGAGCCACAATAAATTTTCTTTTTATAAAATGTTTTAAACTCTTTACCGCATATTTTACATAACCTTGTATATTCTTTATAACAATTAAGCTCTCTGTTACGATCTCGCCACCTTAGCCTGTCCTTTTCCTGTTTAGATTTAATAGCACAGGATGAACAATACTTTTGACTCCCTGTAGTAGGAGTAAAAATATTATCACACTGTTTATATTGACATTTCTTATCTTTGTACATAAATAGAATAGTTAAACAATACTTTATACACCATAAGTTTAGAGGGTATATAAAGTATTGTTTTATAGCAAAAATTACAGACTTCTATCAATAACTCCAATACCTAGCATTCTCGGATCAAGACAGGCGAATCCAAGCTCTGCCCATCCAAAAAACCCTTGCTGTTGAGAACGAAGCAGAGTAGGATCATCGTATGCTTCATATTCCTTTCGAATAGGCATAACAAGAGAATCATTGACAGTAGAGTCAAAACCTATAATCTGGGTCTCGCCCAGCGTATTAATGGTACCATCAGCATTGGTCAAATTAGGATTATCAAGAGTATACTGATTGTAAGTATTTCCACTAGCAGCAATAAACTTACCATACTCAGATCCGTAACCATTTATGTTATAAAGACCAGTGGCGCCAAGATGCTGAACTTCATGCATTGTCACATTCCAAATAACTCCCATTCCGGCCGCCTGGAAAACTTCTCGCCGTGTAATGGGGTCAATATCCGTATCCGTCCATTCACGAATGTCAGCCGCATCTTCAGGAGATATATACAAATCAGTCAACTGGCGTCCTACTCTCTTGAAACCAACCATCATTTTATTGATGAGTTCCTTAGAAAGGTATCCAGCTCCTGTAGAAGCTGGGTTGATTTCATAAATCGGAGCAGGCCTGGACCCTAACAGACCTTTACCAGAAAAAGACGATGTACAAGCTGGCATAATAACTCTCCAACCACCACTCTGTTACTTTTATGACCTGAAATTATTTATTTTCAGGCGGGCTAAAATTTCTTTTAACCTCTCCATGTCTCCATGGAGTTCAGAACATACCTTCTACTCAATGAGTAGCTACTTGGTGTTCGTTGAGAACTGGAGTTACTTTATGATGCATACATTTAGGTAATATATTCTTAATACCATCAAAAAACTTTAAATCCTGCTTAATATAAGTAAAAACTATCCTATATTTATTGTCTTGCTGTCTTACAGTAATTCTACTGTTATAAAAATTAGAAAAAAGATCTGCTAAAAAATATACCTCTTCCTTACTAAAATTATCAGTACAAAAACGAAGACTATTTTCACAAAAATTACCGTCATCACCTATCAAGACCGCTAACGAAACCATATTAAAATTACTTATTAAAAACTCTTTAGGCAGAATTTTGGTTTTATTTTTGTAAAAAAGTTTGTGTAATTCAGTTAAATAAGGATGAACACCGGTAGACATAGAATACACTTTCTGAATATTATATAATTTTTTATTACTCCTACCATCAGGCATCCACATCTTTTTTCCTCTATCTCTATTCCACATATTTGAAGTGGTAAACGGCTTTAAATTATTATATTTCCATTTTAACCATTCAACTTGATCCGTGGAGTGCTCTTCTCTAAATAATGCATTTTTTAAATGTGATCTTTTCTCTATATGACCATCGCCTAATACACTACCTATCAAAAGACTTTTTTGAAAATCAGAAAAATCAGTTCTTTTTAATTCTCCATATATATGTTTTGGTTTAATAAATGTCATATCGTGTTTTTTAAGCGATGCCATAACAGTTTGTATAGATACTCTCAACTCTACAGCTGTTTCAAATATATTCCCTTTAAATGTATTTTTTAAGATATCTCTTTCTATAATCATAAGTTCTCCATTTCTGCTGATTGTCTCTATTCATAGGGTTTTTACTGTACATTGACTAGTACCTATGACCTAACGAGAGTTTCCAGCATATTCATAGTTTGCTTTATATATCACTATATAAAGGAGCATGTGTGTTTACTCTTCCTCATAATCTGCCAATTCCTTGGCCACCTTAGCGGCCGAACGCTGTGCAATATCAATACGAGAATCACGAGCATAAGTAATCTTCCACTGTGCCGACGCGTTAATATTAAACGTAGGCACGTAAACCTCTTCACCTATACCTTCAATGAAATTCTGAGCCATATAACCGAGTCCCGGTAACACCCACACGGGAATCTCGAAGTCTTCTGCTCAATATCTTCACATGTATTCGTTAAATACATGTCGTTTCACAAAGAAACTGCTTTATGTTTCCATAAAGATGAGACCATATCAAAACCCTTCTAAGGGTTTCCCCAATTTCGGCTTCACTTGAAGCCTACGGCTATAAAAGCCTGGTCGTTGAACGCTTTTTACACGCTGCTGATTACCCATATATCTTTTTAATTATTACTATATCAGTATAAAAAGCTTTAGGGCTTTCCAGCAATTAAGGGGATTTTGACGTAATATTACTATTACGAAACGCAACAATTTACGGGATAAACGGCTTGAGCCATTCTGTTACTTTTTGACCTGGAATTTTTTTTATTTCAGGCGGGCTATCGCGAGATAACCTCTGTATGTCTCCATACAGTTCGGACTATATTATTACCTATAAAGGTACCTAACGTGTAGTCTCTGAGATGTCTTTATTATTAGGATTATTGTTTAAAAACTTTACTTTATTTACTATATCGAAAACTTCGTCAGTATTGAATTTGTTATTCTTTTTTAATTCTAAGTACTCTAACATCAGTATAGCTTGTCTACGTTTGGCATATAATTTATCCTTAACATACAACAAGAACTTTTCTATATCATCATAAGACCTAATGTATAGATTGTAATAGTATTTCTTTTTATTTTTACCTAATCTTTTCTTGGCCTTAGACTTAGTAGTTCTAATAGAATACTTAATATCCAAATTATCAAAAATAGTGATTATGTTATTCCGATTAGTATCAGATCCAGTAGTTATATCTATAGTTGGTATAACACGCGTATGATAATATTCTCTAATATCCCCATTGACTAATTCATACTCACTTTTTTTGTTTTCAGTAACAACAAAACATACCGAACCATCACCGTCTATCATACCGGCCAACCAAGAGGCAGTGTAATTTCTATTACCATTATCATAATTATAGTTAAGATTCAAATTTAACAACTCATCATATAATTTCTTCTGGTAATCAGTGTAAGGTGTATTATTTTGTTTCCAGCCACATTCATAAACATAATGTAGTCTGTCAACACAGAATTCCCTAATTATTTCTAATTGAGGTTTTCTAACAACACTACAACCTACCACCAAGTCCGCGAACTCTATACATTTAATAAGTCTATTTATAGTGAGCTCTTTTTTATCCTTACCTACTGTAGCCTTCCTGAATCTTATATGATGGTTTATATCATTATCATCTAAGTATTTGTGACACAACTCAATCAAACCAAAATTAGTATTAACGAATTGTATACACGGACTTAATCGTAATTTACCTCTAGGATAAAATCTACTTATATAAACACCAAAATCACTATCCACTAAACCAGCTATATAATTAGTACTAATAATAAAGTTATCTGCATGATTATCCATTTTATCTTCCTTTTTATTACGTTATCAGTAAAGAACAGCTTTAGGAGTTTCCAGCATATAGTTAGGTTTACTACGTAGTCTCCCAACTACGCGGGGCACAAAAATTTACCCGGTGCCAACCGTTCAGTAGCAAACATTCCTCGCATAATCGAATCCAGCTCTAATTTCTGAAGGATAGGAGTTGTGATAGCAGCAGCAAATGCCTTAAAAGCGGCCTCACCAGCGGGGCCAATCTCAGCAGTGGCTTTAAATAATTCCTGCATTTCTTTGAGTTCCATATTCAACTCCTCCAAATTTAATTAGTTTAGGAAGCACTATAGAGTGCTTTAATCCCATTAAAACTTACACCAACAGCTTTACCCTTATCGGATATAGAGTTGTGTTGTTAAAATTAGCCTGACACTTAGCCAAACTGGCTCCCTTCATACATATACCCACAGCTGTAGTCTGACCATCGATATAAGACCCATTAGCCTTATCTGTGGAAGCTGTACCTACGGAAACATCAGTACTATTATTAGTCAGCTTAGCCTCATCGGCCGCAACATACAACGCGTCACCTGGTTTCATATTATCGCCAGTTTGAATAACACTCGCTGTCATGTCACAAGTATAATGCACGGTATCCCAAATACCAAGATGAGCGACACCCAAAGGTGCCTCTTTGGTACCCTGGATATCACCATTACTATCGTAATCCGGCTGGGCAAGCACATCACTAGACCCCAAATCACCGGGCATCATAAAACCAGTAGGATGTACTTGGTGATACCCAGTCTTGACCTTCTGCATAGCGATCCCAAATGGCGTGGCAGTAACACCATGCGCCATTTTATAGACGATAGCGTCCTGATTTGCAGCTGAAGAATCAAGATAAACAACGGAACCAGCATAAGCTACTACAGCGCCAACGCCGCCAGTAGATGTGGCTGTCTGTGCCCCGTAACTACAAAATTGATTTAAAACAACAGGATGTCTTGGACTAAACATACCCCCAGTTCCTCCTTATTTCTAATTTTTCATCTTCGCTGCCATAGCCTTGCCTAATTCAGCGTACTTTGACAGGAAGCTGTCATCAGTTTTCACTTCTAAATTCATAGCTGCTGATGCAGTAAGATTTGGGTCTACATTAGCAGGAGCCAAATCATCTGAATCACCATCTGCATTAGCGTCTTCCACTGTAGGTGTATTCGGAGTCGGTTCGACAACCACAGAGTCAACGGGTTTCTTAGCCAATTCGGCCTCAACCGCTGCCCTTATAGAAGTCAACTCTTCTTTATAAGAAGCAAATTCCTCATCACTCATCTCTCTAACCTTAGCAGACTGAGTCTTCTTATCAGAGAGAGCTACACCAACACTAACCAATTCATTCATTCTGATCTCAGCAGCTTTGTCTTTATTCATATTATCAATTAAAGTCTCCGCTTCAGTGAGTTTATTAGCCTTCTCTTCGGTTTCCTTCTTAGCCGCCTCAAGCTCAGAAGTCAACTCGTCAATTTTACTATTCAAACTCTCGATGGTACCAGCAACCTCTTCCAATTCGGTATTTTTAGCCTCCAAGGATTCTGTTAACTGGGAGATAGCTTCAGCGGATTTGTTGAGAGCCCTCTCGGTTTCAGCTCTCTGTGCTTCTTCCTCTTTCTGAGAAAAAATTTCAGTAACAAGCCTCTCCACATCTTTTTTCAGTTCATCACTCATAGAGTAATACCTCCTATAAATTTTAATGAGATATTTATTTTTCCAACCTGAATAAATTTAATTCATCTATACCTTTTCCAAGTACCTAAAACAAAAAAAGATTACGGTAACGACTGGGCAGCGCCAGTATTACCGCGACAAGCCATTGTGCTAACATCAGGACTAACTCCCATCATAACCATTACATCACAGGAACCAGCCGCACTAGAGGTGATACTAATTTTGTTAGTACCAGTATCCTTAGTAACATACGGATTCATACCCGACGCTTGAGGACCAAGCGTTACTTTACAGTAAGTAGCAGCGGCCATACCATGAAACTTAACCCCACTAACCAATGTAACGGTACCAGCCCCACTAAATGTAACTGTTTCTGCCCATACGAAAGGATACGCATGGTTATTACCCATATTACGATAAATAACGGCTAGTGCGTCATCACCATTTATACGAGTAATTTTCGGAATACTCTTAAGTAAACCCTGTTGTCCAATGTTTATACTTGGCATAATAAAAACCTCCTCTACGATCTAGTTTTAACTGCCTCGTGTCGAGCAGCTTCTAATTCAACTTCTTGGCTACATCCAAAAGATTATTTAATTTTTTAGTTAACTCTTTTCTATTATCAAATTTATTGGCTCTATTTAACATGTCTCTAATAATAACGGCCGCGGCCGCCTTTATCTCATGCCTCATACAATCTGGATCAGTTGTGTCACGAGAAAATGACGTGCATTTTTTATCGTAAGCTGTACACCAATCCTCCTTGTTACTGTTCTCTTCACCAGTATCAAGTCGGCGTTTGTAATTAACACATATCCCAACATCATTAGGCTGGGCCGCTGAATTTTCTTCTTCCACACTGTTTAAATCGGGTTGTGTGTCAGAAGGGTCTGTAATTACAGAGTCATTCTCATCTATCTTATTAGAGGTTAGTTTATTATCATGGTCTATTACACTGTAATTTAATATAACTACTTCTTTACACTCAGTATTATGTTCTTTTTCACTAGCTGTCTCTAATATTACAGAGGACGGATTTGCTGGGTTTTTAACTATTCCGCACCCGGAAAATGTTATATTCCTTAGAACACGCTCTATAACACCATCAGCTATTTCCTTACCGTCACGCATTACTTTAGCCAACTTACCAAAAAATCTGTCAGTACTAGCCAGTCCCATAGCTTCAGCCTCTTTACGTGAAAGTACCAAATCACCTACCTTAACGTCGTAATCAGAAAAATAACATTCCATTGAAACTTTCCAAGAGCCGTCGGCTATTTCTTTTGCTACACCCGGAAATCTATTTTTGTACACTACACCGGCTATCACCACATGCATATCACTATTCTCAGTATTTATACTGCCTTCCTCTTTATTAGACAATTCAGTTAGATCTAGACGTTTATGGTTACCGTCCACAAAGGCTCTATCATAGATATGACCTATTATCTCATCTTCACTATGCTCTATATCCAAGGCTTTACTAACTATAGTGTCCTTAGCTCGCACCAACTCAGACGGTAAGAAATATGCATGGTTTAAATTAGCTCCGGCCGAAACAAACACTGCAGAAAAATACTGTAAATCTGGTTGCTTGTCCTCAGACCTTGGTAATTCTATTACAGCTGCCGCAGCCTCAAACAATTCATCCGTGGTTTCTTCCAACCTGATATCAGCCTCTATATAAAATTTTTCCATTTGGATTCTCCCTAACTTTACTCATCCTCATCGTTTTCATTTCTTAATTTAGCTAATTCCAAGATAAATTCTGTAAAGACTTCATCTGTCATATCTTTTACCACATCAGTTAATGAAGCAGTTTTTTGGGACGGGGTGGTTTGTGGTTTAGTAGTCTTTTTCACTTTCGTACTATTCTTTTTATCTGGACTTTGTGGTTGTTTAGTTTTGGCTGGCTTACCTGTAGGCCTTCCATTAGACGGTGATCCAGTAGGACCTTTCTGTTCTGCTTGTACCTTGGATTGTTGCCAAGGAGATCCTATTATACCAAATATTCCTGAATCTACAAGATCGAACTCTTCTTCCATATTGGCTAATTCATTAGGATAATCAAAACCAATCTCCTCAAGCGCGGTGCGGTAACTCATCATCCTCCTATCTACCAGCTGAGACATAATATTCATATACATTATTGTGTCTTTAAGTACACTATCATCCCATCTAATTTTAGGGAATCTATCAAAACCCATAGCCTCGGCTATCTGTCTATATTCACCATATATCCACCTAGTAACCTGACGGCGAGCATAGTCTATTTCTTCTTGTATACCCTTTAAGGCCAGTTGAGCTTGCGATGGATTCATACTATCGCCCATACCATCTATTAGAGCTCTAGGTACTCCTATACCTGCAGAAATATCATCATTTACCTGAGCATATTTTTCTTTACCCAAAACCTCGCCTATCTCAGGGGAAACTATTTTTTCCACACTTAGAGTATGATTCCAAACCACATTAAAAGACTTACCAGATGTATTAAATAACTGGGACACAGCCTCTAACTCAGTCTGTGTAACGACTGGATATTCGTCACTACCTATCGTAATTTTTAATATATAATTAGTTATACCATCTAGTGTGCTTAGATCAGCATCCCTTAAAGCCTTTTTATATTCAACACTGTCAAATAATTTAAATGAGCGTGGTTTAGCGTATCGCTCATAAGGCATTTTTCTATAAGTTACAAAACCTACAAGACGTGGATCTAATTGAAATTCCTTACCTTGTTCAGCGGCGGATCTTAAGTCAGAAGGTAGAGATTTTATTAATGCCTTCTCATCCTCAGTTAACTCAGCTGGCGGTTTTTTTAGTAATTCAGTTAATTCAGTAGGCGGCGTTAGTTTGACACTTACCTTATCAAACAACAAGTTTCCTGAGATATTTACTAATTCCGGATTTAGTACAGTGTATCCTACGGGCAGGTGGCCTTTTGACCATATGTTTTTCTTTGCTGCTGATTCTATTTGGCCAGTACTTTTCTTGAGTTTTTGGCCTGGTATCGGTGATAAATGAGATACACGAGGCTCGTATTTGGCTAATACTTTATAAGTTGTCACATGCCCGTATTTAAAGAAGTCTAAAAAAATCCAATCAAGTACCTCATGGAATCTAACATCAAATGCCCACACATCGAAAAAACTTTTTATTTTTTCATCGTCTATATCATGCTCGAACCCCTTAGACGAAAGCCCTGCTAATATATTAGTCGAACTCCCTATCTCTGGAACTGTGTGGTAGTAATTAATAGCGTTTTTAAATTGTTCTTTTGGGGTCTGTGATAAGGGATCTTTTTTAGCAAGATCAAGAAAGTTTCTGTCCAATAGGTCCCTGTTAATTACAGCGGCCTTATCTTTAAAGGCCTTTGGAACAATACCACCTCTTTCTAGAAATGCAAGGGTTTTTGGTTTAGGATCCAAATAAAAAGTAGACTTACCGGAGGCCTCATCCACGGATATAGATTTTATGCCCACGTCGGGGTATTTCTCTTGTAACTCTTTTGTAACTTTATTAATATCCATTTATATTCCCTTTACGGATTAACATCCTGAATACTTTCTTTTCTACCTATTACAGAATCCATATCAGCAAAAGTGGTTTCCCTGCCAATTCTATGCCTTGTATAATCATCGGCCCAAGAAGGTACTGAGGCATTTGGTGTGCCTGCACCAGATACTGTAGCCCACCAAGGACCTGGTTGAAAATCCTTATTTTCTTCAGTCATTACATATCTCCTTATTGGTCTGTATCTAATTCATCATGAGAATCATTACCATTTTCTCTAAGTTTTGTCTTAGCGTAGATACGTCCTAGCGCTAATGTAACAAAACCGCCACCTAAGAACCCCAATCCTATCGAAGCAGAGATCCATGGCTCATTAGTTCCGGGCATAATATGGAACATACCCCACACGGTAGGAGCATACAAAAACAGTAACCACTGAAATTTCATAGAAGCAAAATTACGTAAAAGTTTTTGTATCCACAGATCCCAAAAGGTTCTATCAAAGATGGATAATTCTATCTTCTTCAAGCCTCCGCATATAAGACATGTTTTATTACAATTACACATACGAACTTCATCATCAGACATAGTACACCTCCCCACGACCATATCCTTAGTGTAGTTCTCTAATAAATAGAAGGTTAGTTTATTATTTAATTATACGCTTATTTTTTAATATAGCATGTCCTAATAAACCATCAAGCACTGTAGTACCAGGTGAACTATGAGCTCCTAGAAAATGCCAAGGGGCATTAGGTTTACGCTCTTGTACATAACCCCCTGTCTGGTATAACAGTGGTTCAGGATCGCCCTCCAATTCACGGGCCACGAGCTTACAACCATGAGCAGCTAGAATCATGGCTGAATATAAATCCTTATTCTGCCCCTTCTTAGGTGTATCAAAATGCAGAGCGCCGGAGCCAGTCTGTGTTACAACTATATTCAACATTTGCTTCTTTAAAGTCAAAATGTTTTTGTAAATCTTATCAAGTACAGAGACACCATCAACAGGGGTCTCTGGAAATAATAACTTCTTATCTTCCAACATAGCTAGAGTAGTAAAATTAGCATCAGTTATCCATGTCGGATTAAAATTAACCATCTCAAGTATATGGCGGCCCTTCAAAGTTACCTTATCTTTATCCGAGCGATCTATTATCGGTTCCTTACTATTATAGCCTTCTTCTAATAAGTCCATTATAGCATTACCACCGCCGCCCTTATCCATGAAAATCCTAACAACATTATAGGACTCACAGATAGCCTGTACTGTCATTGTTAATTCCTGTGTGGTCTTACCCTTCAATTCCAACACATTAACAAGCACATTTGGATTACCCAGCCTTACGATTACTACACCGCAACTCGCACTACCTCCCTGACTTGGGTCTACACCAACAACATATTCGGCTCCTGGCTCACCACGGACCTCCAAACCAAAAGATCCGGTACAAGACTCCAACACGGAAGCTTTGAAAAATCCCTCTGAATCAGATACCATCGCGGCTTCGTATTCCATACTAAATTCAGCGGAAGACATTATACGTTCCGCCTCCTTTATATTATTCTCATCAAGAAATCCATTTGGTAAATCCCAATAAGGTACCTGCCAAACTTTATATTGAGATTCTTCACCGTGAAGCTCCATTTGCCGCCAATAGTCTTTCATTCTACGCCACATATGATTGAACTTATAAAACCCTGATGAAGTCATTACCATTTTATTAATTTTACCATCTTCAAAATCATCCTCTGTAGCTAGTCCTAACTTAATCAATTTTTCTTGCCGCTGTAATCTCCTAACATTTTCCATTGGTTCGAGTGTTGTGGCGCCCATAGGTCTAACAACCATATCCAATACTTGGTCTGGGACTTGAGCTAACTCGTCCACTACTATAAGATAGAAACGTGAACCACGGATCTTACTATTATGACTGAAAAAACCATTTGCACAGTATTCATTACCGTCTGGTACATGAATATCATATGTACACGCTTCTCCATCAGTAATTTCTATTATTTCATCATAATATATATTAGTATTATTTAATCTGCGTATTATGTCTATTCTACTATCATCAATATGTCCATATTTATATAATAAATCATCACATAATGCAAAAGATAAGTCTTTTCTACTAATCAGTTTGCTGGGGACTATATCGGGGCATTTTCTACAACCATCGAAGCCTTTGTAATGATATTCATTAACAAAATCAATTACCATATGTATGTCAATTGGTACAGTATCATAATGGTTATATGTATCTCTATGAATGTATTTATTGGTTTTTCTGGATAAACCAAAACCTATTTCTTTCATATATAAATCAACATTAGTACCAGTAATATCTAATGTATAACACACATTCCAATTTGAGTTACATTCGGGCTTTTTACTCAACTTTGCAACAATACCATAATGTAGTAAGATATATTGTAATTGGCCAACTAATTCTTTTGAAGTATTTGTAAAAATAATTCTATCACCTTTATCCGAAATAGAACCATCACCGTCCATCAATCCTCTTATAAAAGATGACATAACATCCCTGCTTGAACATAATATAACTTTTGGTATGGATTTGTCTATAGTTTTAACTTTAGATAAACCAAACGTATCACATAACCACGAATTAACTATAGATGAATCACACCCAGCAACTAATAAACCCAAAGAATAAGCCTGTTCCTTTGTCACATCAGTATGTCCACTATGCCACCGTTTAGTTCGATCTATTAATACACGATCCCCAACTACCATAGCATCAAATCTACACCAAACTATCTCACCGCCTCTGACTACTTTAAACTCATGATTAGGCGTACCTTCGCTTTCAAAACCTTTTTTGGTCTTAATTTTGATAGTATTTTTTATACCATTACATAAAGATCTATCAGTTAGCTTAAAAGCACCATTAGACCACACCATATCTTCTCTATCTAAATAGTGATTGTGATCTATATTATCAACATGAGCGTCATCTATTTTTCCAAATCTATCACTAAATGTCAAATAATTACAAGAAGTTATACAGCCATCGCCCAAAGGTAACGCTTCGATAAATGAGGGACTACAACCTCCTACGGACTTGAATCTTAAATAACAGGTATCAGAGCCCCTGGTAGGTCTCTTCTCACAGGCTTCACGTAATAGTGGGGATTTTGCGTAAAGTTTCTCAACTTCACTGAAGATCATCTTGCTTTGGCGGAAAACGGGCCCAATTAACCCTACTCTATATCCTGGGTACAGCATACAACTCAAAGTAGATAAAGTTCCTAACATAAAAGTCTTACCTACGCCACGGCCACAAATAGCTATAACGTAGTTCTTAAACCACATATCCTCGAAGACCGCCCTTTGTATAGGTGCTAAATCCACACGCAACAGGTCATAGGCAGCAATGCATGGATTTTCTCTATAAAATTCTATGAGTTCCATACCCTGCTCCATGATTATGTCGGACATAACTACCTCTCCTTATTAATTAGTCCTCATTCTCATTCTCTTTAGGACCATCTTTATCATATCTATTACCAACGTAATCCTTTCTTTTCTCAAGATCTTTTAATTCTTCCGCTTTATTGAGTCTAACTCTCTCTTTCAGTTTCTCTTTCTTTAAATCATCAAAAGCTACAGCTAAGTCAACTATAGAAAACCCCTTATATTCATTGGGATTTATTCTATCCTTACGTCTAGTGGCCAGGTTCTCCTTAAATGCCTTGTTTTCTTTTCTTATTCTCTCTAAACTCATAGCTATATCCATCTGTGAATTAACTTCATCCTTAACAGATTTCAATAATCTATATTCAAGTACCCTATTTTTAGCTAAATCCATAACATCATCTAAATCGCTGGCCGATAAATCCTCGTCCTCAAAATCTGCCATATAAACCTCTACAAATTCCTTATACATCGCGGCCTCTTCTTCGTTAAATACAGAGTTAACAGGTATTATCTCTTTGACTAATCTTTTTGTACCTTTCTTCCTACCCATACTTAGTAATATCCCATATCATCGAAATATTCCTCTGGATCTACATTCATCAACCCGCATTGCTCCAAAAATAAAACCAATAACTCTGGAGTAATATCATGACTAAAATATTCTATATCCGCCCCCACTGACAACTCAATACGATTGGCATTTCTTAAACCCTTTAAAGTCATGACATCATTAACTTCATCCAATTTGTCCTTGTTATTCTCCATCCATAAACACACATCTGGAAAATCAACGTCATCACAATACATATTTGCTAATTCGTCCGACAGCGGGTTTTTCTTCTTAAAATAAATTATTAAGGAATTCGAAATTTTATCCCTGGTTTCCTGTTTATGCCTCTGGCCTTTCTTTGACTCACTTATCGCACGTCGACTCAATTCGCTTAACTTAAAACCAACTGGCCGGCCCCTTTTTCCATTACCCATTCTATTCCTCCACTTCTGTGACACTCGAGAATTTTTTACATTCGGGACAAACCATCCCTACTGTAACCGTAGTAGCTGAAATTATATATCCGCAACTATCACAACATACATAAGTTTGGCGACCCCTAGCTTTAGGGGGTTTCCTAAAACTAAATGGTAGGTTCTTAGAATCCGACCTCTTACTCTCTCTGTGTATCATTTCGTTGTGTTTACCAATACCGACGGCTGGCTCATAACGTCTTGGCGAGCCCGGTGGTAGTTCTTGATTCAAAGAGGTTTGTTTCACGCCTTTGGTTATATCTTTTATAAATTCATTATTCATCATATACAATCCTCAAACTTCTTTTTTTCTTTACCTCTTCCTTTGTTTTAGTAGATAGTAGATTAATTAGATTAATAATTGGCTACTATTTTTTCTACGGTTTTTCCATTATCATTCAATAAAAAAGCAATAGTATCGAATATAACAGAAAATTCTTCTCCGTTACTTAATCTACAAATCAATATAATGTGACGTTTGCAATCAGAACATTGATTTTCTATACCGTCACAATCACACATTGACTTTGTGTCAAATATCAGTATATCAGGATTTTCCTCTATAATTGGATACTTACCAGTAATTATAGGCTCTGATATACTTATTTTTCTTATGTCATCTAAAATCCACCATTTCTGGTTATTATCATATCTTCTTATCTTCAATATCATGTCTACTTCCTCCTCGATTTATATACTATCTACTATCTACTAAATACTACGTAACACCTTAATAAAACTTTCGTCTACAATCCACATGAATTTCGCGCTTACTGGCTATATAATCAGATAGATAGACAGTAAGTTCCTCAGGAGTATAAGTTCTTAAATCCTTTTTCCAGGGCCTTACGCTCCACGGACCGTAATGATATCCACAGGCGTTTCTTATAATATTATATGATTTTTCACATAGCATCTGTGTAGCCTCTTGTACCTCACTAACCAAATCAGCGGCCAGAGCTGGATGATTTCTCATAGTATGACCAGTCTTATCTATACCCTGCTTCCTGAGATCATGTATAATACACGCCGACAGTATCTCATCCCTACTACTTTCACATTCAAGACTACGACACATCTGATATGCTACTGTAAACACCTTCTTTGTATGTAATATAGTGCCATCAGGACCTAGCTCGTCTATAGGATGAAACTTGCCAGATGAAGATGCCGGGCAGTCAATAAAAAAATATTCCGGTGCAGCATGTAAACAAAGACGAGTGAACTCTCTTATCACAACGCTGAAAATAAGCTCCAACTGGTCAGCAAAGACCTCATCCCTAAATTTATCGTCAACCATTAAAAATTCCTTTTATATCAATAAGGTTTGAACTGTTGACTAGTTGTATCAACACCAGTCCTCAGAGGCTCAGTCCTTATTGAGTTATGATTTGGGTTATAGCCCGGGGCTTTCCAACCATCCCCTCTGACTGCATCACAATTATGTCTTGCAGCAATAGAGCCCGGAGTTATAGTCAAATTTTTATAGTTATAGTTTCTATCTGTAACCCAAGGGTATCGCTCACGCATTTTGACCCAGCGCGGAGATGCATATTCTGATATATCTATAGGCATAAACTAACCCCCCCCCCTTTACAAGTTTATTCTTTTGAAACTTAATAACCTAATCCTTATTAGCCTTTATGAGGTCAACCATAGCTACTTCTTTATCACTATTTTCCAGTTTATTAGCCTGCATAAAACCCATAAGATTCATAGCAAAATCAGGGATGTCTTTTCCTTCCCACTCATAGTTAACGCTCATATAGGCATTATCACCCATCTTACAAACTACCCTGGCATAATTATAACCATCCTTACTCTTACTAATAGTGGAAAATACTACACTATCCGGGTCTATTGAAAAATTCATTTTTTTAGCTGCCATTTTAATCTCCTTATTTATATTTAATAAGTGTATTGGAAAGTATATCCAAAACATCTTTGGCTGAGCGCCGTAGATCTTCTAAAGTTCCATCATTAGAGACCTCTACATCAAATTTATAATCATCCAGTCCTGTTTCTGAAGCGTGTGTAGAATTAGTAATAACATCTCTACCATCACGATTTATCCTAATTAGAAGTCCACCATGTCTGGTAATATACGAAGCCTCGGATTTATATCGTAAATCGGTTATTATAACATTTTTGTAATCCTTTTCTTTTATCACATCGAATAAAATCCTGGTCCAATACTCATTATCAACTGTTCTATACCACTCCCCAAATTCCTGCATTATAGTTCTACCGCACCAATAACCATCACTAGAAGATAACGGATATCTTTTGTCTGGAGTTTCTTTTTCATTACCCCACAACTGTTCCCACGATAGTCCAAAAGCATCCTGGCATCTACGCTTAAGCTCAGTAGCAAACGCCATTAAAACATATGGCGGATAAGCTAATTTATTAAGTTCTTCCGCAAGCATTTCAGCAAACGCATCTTTTCCAGAGCGGGCCTTGCCCGAAATCGCAAATAAAGCCATTTTAAATTCCCCTTTTCCGTCAGTTACTACTCATTATCTTCAAAATTTTTTTGTAAGTTTTTCTGTAAGCATTATTAATAAATTTATCGTGCTCTTTTTTATTTCTCTTTATTATTTCATCACGTCTTTTTAATACATCGTCTTCTTTCTTTGCCATGTAGTATCCTTATCAATTAAATTTTGAATTTTTTAATATCACTACTTATTTTACTTTGAAATTTCTTTATCTGTTGTCTAAGATGTGTAGATTCGTTTTTTAGATGCATCACTGCATCATCTATATCGCTTTTTCTGTCAACTTCGATAAATTTAATTACATACTCTTTACAATCATGCGAATCACACTTCCTATTATCCTCATTACATACACATTCTATATCCAAACCATTGAATTTTGCCCACGCCCGCTTAATCAATTTCCGTTCTCCACTCAATCATACGTAGGTTGTTTTTAATAGTGGTGTATTCCTCCAACAACTTATCTCTATTCGAAATTAAACTGAACACATCAAACAACACATCTTTATTCTCTATAAGAGAGTCCAAAACATTTATTTTTTTCTTTATGGTATTAGCAATAATCACAGCATTAGCCAGACTTACTTCCGAACCACCAATGGAGACTGTGACATCATTATTAACCTTATTAACCAATATAAGATGGCTTCTATATTTATCAAGTAATGATAACAACATAGTTATAACAGCGTCCTCTAACTCCTGATTGGATCCTATCATATCATCCAAACATGTACTCAATTGGTTTATTTTCTTTTTTAAACTGCCCATTTCTACTAAGACCTCAGCCAATACCATACTCACACCTACTCCGGCCTAACTTCACGAGCCTGAATACCGCGTTCAGACTCAACCAACGTAAAAGACACCTTTTGTCCTTCTGTGAGGGTCTTGTAACCCTCCATATCTACGTGACTATAATGCACAAAATAATCCTTAGCTTTCGGATCACCATCTATCTGCACAAACCCATAACCTCTAGGATTACTAAACCATCTAACACTACCAATATAACGTTCCATACTATTTACAATTCTCCTTGATAAATTTTTTATTTCCGCAATCCCAAATTATATTACGACCTTGGGATTTACGAATTTGCCGCTCAGCGGCCGGTTCGTTTTTTAACTTCTCCATACTAGACCTATGTTTTCTGTTTAACTTCTTAAAATACCAATAATCTGGTTTGGTATTACCTATACAAGTGAACCCCATTATCTCGTATAAACCACCATCACACCACCTGAGATCTGAATATGAAAAAATCGATTTCCAACTACAATTATTTTCAAAGTAATTTAATAACTTAGACTCAATTCCAATAATTTCATAATTTAATTTTGAACAAAATCTATGTAATTCCCAAACATTCTCTTGTTCATTAGCCATTGGTAATTTACTAAAAGACATAACACCAACAAGTTTATTGCAATAAAAAGCACCTAATCTAGCAGACGATACATTATCATAACCTTGTAAATGATTTTTTTCACAAAATTCTTTTATTACACCCGGGCTAACTTCCTTTATCTCACAATCACGGGCGTAAATAACCTCACAATCTCCAAAACCAATAATACTATTTAAAGTACTATTAACAATATCCTTTTTATTAATAAATTCATCCTCAAAAATAGTTAATAACCTATATCCTTTTTCTTCGCAGGCTTTTAATTTATTAAGATGATAATTTTTGTCTTTTCCAGCTAGTTCGGAGTGCCAATAGAGGCCACAGTATTCTATGGCTAATTTTTTTTCCGGGATTACAATATCTAATTCCTGTGGAGAAATTAGGGTTCTATCCCTTTCAATAATATCGTATTCCAAATTAGCTCTCAGATAATTTAATAGACTTTGTTCACCATTAGAGGTACCACTAAAAGAACACTTATAGCACCTCTGGCCTTGCTGCCACCTATTCCAAGTTATTGAATGTTTATGACCATCTGGACAAATATATTTTAATTTTTGCTTGCCGTTTTTGTATTCCTTAATTAAAAGCTTATAACCCTCTTTCTCAAACTCTGACTTTATATACTCTATACTATGTATACATTTACCAGAACATATAGGGCATCTTTCAGTAGAGTTATTATTCCAATAACCCCACGTAATATAACCCTCATGTCCTTTAGGACACTTATATCTCATCTTTGTATTAGCGTTTTTATAACTATCCTCTAATAAGACATACCCATTAGTTTTGAAAGCCTCTTTTACTTCCTCTATAGTTGGTTTGATATTTTTAGAGCACAAAGCGCACCTATTACCCTTAGAAGTCCACGAATCCCACGACGTTGTGTATATATGACCATTAGGACAAATATATTCAAGTTTTGTATCGCAAGATATATATTCAGTGCTTAAAAGAGTGTACCCCTCTTTGGCAAAAACTCTTCTTATATATTCTATATCCCTACCATATACTCTACTGTTTTCGGAACAATAAGGACACCGTCTACCGGCGTTCCATTTATTCCAAGTAATGCCACGTCTATGTCCATTAGGACATTCATATTCTAACTTGGAAGAAGAATTAATATACTCTTTAGAAAGTAATTTATATCCGTTTTCCTCAAAACTTCTTTTTACAAAATCATATGTTAGCTTTTTAAACATTATATTATTAAGTCAAACCTGTTATCCGCGCGCACTAAAACATCAAAATAACCCTCACCATAGCCGGCTATCAGATCTGCTTTATCAAGACCGTTTATTATTTTTCTCGCATTGCGCCAATCAGTTTTATCATCACCAAAATACGTAGATAATTTTCGACCAGTGAAGGTACCATCTATCATACCTATAATAAGAATTTCTCTAGCAACTACTAAATCCATAGCCATGTCAGGATTACCGATCAAATCAATACCCAGGGCATCTGACCAGAATGCGTAATTACGACGACCGGTAAGTTGTACAAAACCACGGCCAGCGTACTTGACCCCATCACCAGGCTCTACATTACCTAGTCTAGTTGCTACATGAGGTCGTTCGCCATCTATGTCATACATTCTATGAAAATAATCGTTATTACCATACTCCTTTATTGGTTGTATGGTTTTAGCCGTCTCATGATGTACTGTGGCTAAGATATAGGCCAACCACTGGAACTCTACAACATAGGAGTCCTCATAATCCGACAACCGTTCTACATCGTTTTCCCAATAATCTAATATAGCATTAAAACCATCGACCTGCTTTTGTTTAAGCTTACCACCGAACATAGGTCGTATATGAGTATAAAATGTCTCTCTATTAAACATTACAATACCATCCCCTCTTATGATTTACTTTACTCTAATTAAACAAGAGGTTACATTATTTACTATAATCTGGCCGCTAAAAGTGCACCATTAGCAACGGCTGTCATAGGATCGACAGCCTTTCTTACATCACCTATTTTGATGGGGAAATCGACTTTATTAAGAATTGTCCTAATTCTGTTATTAAATCCCTTAGCCAATGTGAGACCGCCAGATACAACCAAAGAAACCTCCTCCCTAAAGATAGGAAGGGATTTCTCGCGCTGTTTAAGTTCATACGCTATATTTCTTATAGTATACTCTATGACACTATTATAGTAAACAGACACAGCTTCCATTATTTTAGACGTGTGCTTATCTAAATCCACACCAGATTCTTTTTCTAACTGCACTATACTAGGTGATATGTCAAGAGCATTACCTACTGACATATCAATAAAATCACCAGCCTTAGTCGTACTAAACTCAACGAGAGGATCTCCCTGGTGGATTACTGAAGTATTAACCATACCGGCGCCGAAGCTCAAACATATACCTGTTAAACCCTCGTCTAACAACTCACTAAGAGCTATAGCAAATGCCTCGTTTATCGGCTGAGCAGAATAACCCATCCCTCTTAAATAAGTACCCATCATTTCAGTATGGTACACAATATCAAAATCACCGTCTATTGGTTTTGCTGGCACTGAATAGACCAATTTTGTTTCGCCGTCGCCCTTACCTATCAAACTCTCAAGCAATAGTTTTAACATAGGTAATGAGTCTTTTTCCTTAGGTGATATAACTCCCCTCCTTAACGGCCTTTTAGCCACATCATTTCTTTCAATAGCTGTTTCAAGTGCTTCTTCGCCTACTACTACGAACGATCCGTCTGAATCTTCTATAAAATTAAACCCTCGCTTTTCTATGGCTTTCCTAATACTATTACGATTAACATCGCTCTTTGGAACAATACGATAGAAAGCATCGCGAGCCATCTTAAACATCGGTTTACCCTCAGTGTTGACTCTTGCCGAAACTAACATGTTAGTACCAACATCAACACCAATTCCATTAACATCCATAATTATTATCTCCTTAAATATATTATCGTAAAGACTTCCCTAACAAATCCCTTAATTTATCCACTTTGTCATCCACCGTGTCCTCTTTAAGGATTGTTTCAACACTTATTGATGGTTTAAGCCCGTCTCCAGAGGTATCATCTAACGGGTCAACAAATACCTGCTCCATCTGTGGTCTTTGGGAATCCTCAACGGAGGTGTTGTTGTAACTATCTATAACCGCAGGTTTGGCCTTCAAAACATCTATAACCTCTTGTTTACCTATTAAGTCCTGCTTTAACACTGATACTTGCTGCCTTAACTCAACCAACTCACCGACATCAGCCTCTAATTTAGATAACTTCTCTTTTAATTGACTGTTTTCCTTTAACACGGCGCTGTAAAGTCTGTTAATATTATCATTAGCGGCCCTCATTTCTGATAGATTAGATTTATATTCACTTATCCTAATGGCCATATCTTTGTCGCCTTTAGACACATCAGCTATTGCAGAACTTACAGCCTTTCTTATCTCCTCATCCACCTGCTCAGGTGAATAGAAATTCTTATTAGGGGCTTCACTGGTTGAAGAGGCTCTTTTAAGATTAATAAGCTCAGCTTTAAGACTCGTTAACTCATTCGTCAACATCTCTATTACCTCTGAATCAGAACCTGATGAGGTACGGGCCTGCATATCACGTGGGCCACTTCTATTTAAACGACGACCATCAGATTTAACATGTTGTTTTCTATAAATCATAATTATTTCCTGCTATACTGAACTTCATCTATGAGACCGTATTCCTTGGCCTCTTCCGCAGTCATGAAATTATCATATTCCATATCTTTCTTTATCTTACTCAATTTCTGGCCGGTAAATTCCACATAATAGTTGGCCATTTTAGCATGCAATCCCTCCAGATGTTTGTGGTAATTCTTTAACTCACTATACTTACCTTTGATACCACTAGATAACTCATGTATCATAATATTTGTGTTTGGAAGAGCGTACCTCTTTCCCTTAGTACCTGCTGCCAACAAAAAAGAGCCAGCACTCATACACTTACCATAACCCAGCGTGACTATATCAGGTTTTATATACTGCATAGCATCAAACACACCCATCATTTCATTAACACTACCGCCTGGGCTATTAATATACATATAGATGTCCTTCTCTGCTGAGGCCGATTCAAGAAATAAAAGTTGGGCGACAATAGAATCAGCAAAACCCTCACCTATCAGACCGCGTATAAAAACAATTCTGTCTTTGAGTAGTCTGGAATACAGGTCGTAGATCTTTTCATGACCATTCGTGCCTTTTTCAATAACGTACGGAACTGACATTTTAATTCTCCCTTAAAAATTGTTCTCTAATAATGTTTTCAACATATTTTGGGGTAATAGACAATTTTTCAAAATGCTCAGCATAGTACCTCCCTGACTCTGCTGAGTATATAGTTATGTTACCCACATCATAGTCATACCAGTGGTCTGGTGAGCCTTTTATGAAATAATAATATAGTCCACCATCCACCACTATTTTCCTTCTACCTTTCCTTTGGTTGTTGGCAGTTTGACTTTCGTTGGGTTTAAGTTTTAATTCTCTAACTATCATAAGGTTTCTCCAAAATCAATAATAAAAACTAAATTCTATCTGTCAAGAGCATAGCCCCGAGCATCGTTCGGGGATTGCGGCTAAAGTTGTTCATTCCTTTCAAAAATAATATAATACACATTATCAATTTGTCAAGTAATCTGTTAAAATCTTTTCTATTCGCAGCTGATCGGCGTAATCTGCATAAGAATTAAACTTAATCAACCCTGTGATCTTTTCGACCGAGGCATAAAATAGTTTGTTGTCGAAGACAACTGAATAAAATTTATCTGATGCAGTTTCTGATATAAAATTTACGAAATTTAATTCGAACATAAAAGTACCTTTCTGAATCAGGTTATTGTTTTAAAAAAAAATTCACTGCAGGAGGTTTTAGAAAAACCGACTGCATAGTAGTTTTATTCAAACTTCTATTATTCGTAACTTCTATTATTCCTAAATGTCCTGCCAGGTACAGAAATTTCTGTGCATTTTGGGAAAGTTTTCTGTGCATTTTAGGAAAATGGTTTTTCCACAGCATCGATGGCGTAGTAAAATTGAGCGTATTTTTCTCTACCTTTTGCATCAGTTTCGCTCATCCATTTACCCAAAACATATACTTTCTGTTTCTTCTGTGCACCGTCGCCACGTGTTTTGGTTTTCAATTCTTTTATTTTTATTATACCATTTTTTTCCAGATCTCTTAAATTATCTCTAACACAATGCCTTGAAATAAATAAATCTTGAGCCAGTTGTTCTTCGCCTATACTCGCAGCTAAGTACCCCTTCAAAAAATATTGCTCGTAAACTTCTTTTCCGTACACATTCCTCATGGGTGCTCTAACAACATTTCTCCTAAGCCAATAATATGTTAGCTCCATTCCCTTTCTTGAGGTCATTATTTTTCTATATTCATCATTGTCTAATAAACTATAACCCACCACTACAAATTGATTGTCTTTCATTTAATTCTCCTTATAATCCTCGCCTTCTCTTAAAGTCAAAATTTCCGGCCCAGCTTCAGTTAGCGCTACTGTGTGTTCCCAATGCGCTGCTAATTTTTTATCTACAGTTCTTACTGTCCATCCGTTATCCACAACCTCAAGTCTATTGGATCCCTCTACTATCATAGGTTCTATAGCTAACACTATACCTTGTTCCAACACCAACCCCTCATTGGGTTTGTCTGTGAAATTATATACTTGTGGTTCTTCATGTAGATCCATACCTAATCCATGACCTACAAATTCTCTAACCACATTAAAACCGTTTGATTCAGCGTGTATTTGTATACTGTGGGATATTTTATTCAGTCGTCGGCCTTTTTGTAGATTTGCTATCCCGTTATATAAGCATTCTTGGCCAATTTTTATTAATTTTTCGGCTTCGTAACTAACCTCGCCTATTGGAACAGTTATAGCCGAATCACTATAATAACCATCCAATAATACACCGTAATCTACACTAAGTATATCACCTTCCTCTAGTGGTTTATCGGACGGTATTCCATGTATCACCTCATTGTTTATTGATGCGCATATGGAATTAGGAAAGCCATGATATCCTTTGAATGCAGGTAAACCACCATAATCATTAGCAAATATTTCTCCTAATTTGTCTAATTCATTGGTGGTTACCCCCGCCGTTTTTGAGGTAATGTCAATTACTAGTTGTAGGTATGCAGCAGTAATTCTACAGGCATTTCTTATTTTATTAATTTGTGATTCAGTTTTTAATACAACCATGTCTATCGGTCAATTTTTAGTAGGCAATTTCCTTTATCTTTAGGTTCGTAACAAGAACATCTTAACACTATATGGTCTAGGTCAAGAGCGGTTTCCATACACAGCCTGTGTTTGTAAACCACATCTCCTTCAGATTCAAATGTTTCTGTATCTATACCATAGTCTTTATTATCAAGCGGTATGATAATTCTTTCTAACATGTGTATACAAGAGGAACAAATCGATCCTTCTAACGGGTCTCTTTCTATCATAATGACCTCCGAAATGTTAATATTATAGTTCTCTTTGTTCGTAAGCCCTCTTTATTGTTTCCTCGGTTTTACCTCCCGCTAATCTTCCAGCTCTTTTGAGTCTTTTTATTTTATTATTTATGCTTTCCCTAGATCTACCAGGGAACATAATTTCTAATTCTTTAATGGTGCATTTATCATAGTTATCCATAAGTTTCTTTTCGTCACTATGACTCCACTCTTTACGCCTCATTTATACCTCCTTATTTGACCTATATCCCCTTCAAACTTTCAAAGTATGCTATGATACTGGTTTGGACCTTTGAGTCCTTTAGAAGCTCTTTCATGAGCTCTAAAACATCTTTATCGACGTTACCTCGAGCAATAGTTTTATTTATTTCTTCAATAAACTCATTGGTCCATTCTTTTGTAGTACCCATGTCATCCCTCAATTGGCACACTGATTTAGTTTAAACATAGACCCTCATAAATATATGAGGTTAGTTTATTCGACCATGATGTTATCTACCATGTAATAGTTTACCCTTCCTAACAGTGTAGTTTAAGATAGTTTTATCTATAACATCTACAAAGGCTAACAAACAACCTTTACATATTATTGAGTCATTTATTTTTATATAAGCTCCGCTATATGTTTTACATATATGACAAGAAGCATCACCAAAGTCACCGTTGTCTTTTCTTGGATTATTTATTGCTTCAAATCTCATCTATATAATTCCTTTTCTTTTTCAATTACAAGTGAATTGCCTTCTAATAGACATTTTTTACATATTATTAATGTGTCGTAATCAATATTTATTTTTAATAAAATCTCATCTTCACATCTGCATTTATTACAACGCCAAGGGATTCCTTTTAATTTCAGTTCAATGTTCTTTACTGTTTCAAATGTCACATTAAAGGCCATTACTTTTTTTCCTCAAAAAAGCCATGTATTTCTTTTTGTCGATGCCCTTCTAAGGTGTCTTTGAGCTCTCTTAACTTTTTTTCGCAGTTAAAACAGATTAGTACATTTTTTTCCCCAGTATATATATATTTATATCTAAATTTAGTTATTAAATCATCACTAAGTGCAGTGTTTGTAATATCATGAGAGCTTTCTTTACCACATCTATAACACTTTAACATAAGTGTTACCATAGTGCATACTCCTTTTATTCTACTTTACCCAAATCACAATTTTCCAAATCCTCTTTAACCATTCTGTATTCTTCAAATGTAGGTTCTTCTATATAAACATCTTGATAATAATAATAAGCTAATTTAGCGGCCTCATATTCATTTTTAACCCACACATCAACTGTGCTTTTAACAAATGGATGATTACAATTCACATCGTCTTCTGGATTGCCATCATAGAATCCTATTACCGTTTTATCTGGATTAAGATAATACCACGCTAATTCGAAAAATGTTCCAATTATCGGTTTTTTCTCGTCATATTGATTCATATTACAAATAGCCATGGTACTTCTCATAACATAAGAACAGTCCTTTGGTACTAACAGCTCAATACCCTTTGTTTTATAGACCTTCAGTCGTTTATCATCTTTACCGTTGTTTTTTAATACCATATTGTTGAACCCATTATTACATGGATCTATAATACACCAATCTGGATTTCCAGCAAAACATCGTCTTATGTTTTTTCTCCATTCGTAACTTTCTGGTTTATCAACTGATATCTGCCCTATTAGATAAATCGTTTCCTTCATTTTCCTTTTCCTCGTTTTCGTAATAACTTAGTTTTTCTTCATATGCGCGTAATTTATTTCCATAAGTATCGATTTTGTTTGTAAATACTTTTAATATTTTGGTATATTCTTCGTATATAGCATCAACCATTTTCTTACTCGATTCTCTGTAGATCTTGTCCAATACCAAAATACTGAATAAGAATCCGATTACACAACCAATTCCAATCCCGTATAGTAATGTGTCAGTCACCGTTTTTCTCCTTTAAGTAATTTAGGATATCTTTATGGAGATTAACAAAATCAAAAACATAACCACCGAAAAATCTCTCATTAATTATATTATCTATTATTTCCGATTCTTGTTCTTTATTAGAAAGTTCTAATAATAGCTTGTAAGTTTTTTGAGAACCATATACTTGAGTTAGAGAACATTTTCTTACTTTGTACTCATCATTGCCCACAAAATATTTACACATAGTTATGATTTCTTTTTCGGGTCCGTTTAACGTGGTCTCAGTGTATTTCAAATAATCAGGATCGGTATTCATTTCTGAATTAATTAAATCATTTGAATATGTATCATGTGGTGTTAATACTACTAAGAATGTCAATAAAACTAGGCACATCTTCGTTATCATTCTTTTTAATATCTTCATAAGGATCAAGTATCCTTCTTGTTAGTTCTCTTTCGGCGCCGTTAACGGCGTCTATCCATTCTGATATTTGTGTATAGCCTATTCTTGTCTTCAGTATTAATTGTCCAACTAATTCGCAAATTACATAATTCAGATCCCCTTTATTTTGGATTTTTTCGGCAAGGGAACCGATGTCATTTTTAAAACTATCTCTTTTTAATTTTTCTATATAAGGCATTTTTAACTCCATCTATTTAAATAAAGGTTAATTTATTATTCTTCCTCTATATTCAAGCCTATTGCCCATGGCTCTAAAACAACACCTGTCCTTAAGTAATAATTAAGTACTAATATAACCAAGTTAAGTTCTCTTAGTTTGTTTTCAAATAATTCCTTAGTCTCCATAGCTATTACTAGTTGCTCTGATACCTCTTCTTTGGTTAGCTCTTCTAGGTAATCCATCATACTCATTTTAGTGTTCCTTATCAAGTTCTTTATTTAACATATATATATTTATTGAGGCAAGTATGTATTTTACAATTAAATCAGATAGATTATCGTGCAATCTATCCATATACTTTTGTGTATACTCACACATATGTAATTCTTCATTACAGCTGAACGTATAGCTATTTAATATGTTTTTTATTATTGTTTTGAATGCTTCTATGTCTTTTTCAGATATTTTGGTATATATTTCCATTACTTTTGACACTATTGTATCAATTATGTTTTCTGTCACAAAATAATCGTATAGTTCTGGCATATAACCGCTCCTTAAATAATTATTTCCAAGCTTTCTAATTTACCGTTATTAAAATAAATATAGTAACTGAAACATTTATGATCTATACATGTTATTATGTCGAGTACACCATTGTATTGTATCCTTACGTCTTTTGTTGGTACTTTTTTTAAACTGCCTACCAACTTAGATAATTTATGTTCGTTCCACTCTGGTTTTCCGTAGTAATATCTTTGCTCCTCAGGAACAAGTTCTAATACAAACTCATTTCTAATCAAACAGCCATCTTCTGTAATAGTGTAATCTTCAAAATTACAGTCCAGTGATTTTGTTTGGAATATGGAATCTTGAATTTCTTTTTTTGTATTAGGTAACGGATACTTACAAATTACATTATCGTAATTTCCCACTTGTCCCCCTTAAAAAGATTCAATGAAAGATGCAGCAAACAATAAAGTTACTGATATTATTATTAGAGTTATTTGTAATATATCGATTGTTTTTAGTTTCATCTAGTCCCACCAATTTGGTAATTCCCTTTTCAGTATTTCACAGAGTAATTCTATATCTTTGTGTTTAGTCCTTTTACCATCTTTAATATAATCATTCTTTATTATTCTGTCAAGCAAAAATATACATAATTCTATGTCTTTCGCGATTTTAATTGAATCAATACTTATACTATGTTTATAAAAAAAGCCAGCAGTTAATATGAATTTAAACTTAAGTATCCTGAATATAAATAAATTATCGTAATGTCTATCAGCCCAAATGATTTTAAACCACAACAAAAGATTTTTGATTCCGTGTATAATGCCTCGTAATAATCCAATTTTATTACTCATTATGCATCACCACCTGTTTTTGTTTTTCAAATTCGTCGCTATCTTTCATACATATACGACCATCATTTATCTAATTCGTATAGAGAACCCTACCACGACCGTGACTGTTTTTATTCATGGCTCTCTGAATAAAACCATAGTTAGTATTGTGCACACTAATATAGCCCATATATATTTGGTTTCCTGAAAGATACATCTAACATAACAAGCTGGTATAAGACATGCTACCAATATAATATTAACTAAGATTCTGAAAAATTTTCGCGGGCGGGAAAACAACCCTAGCCCTTATTGCACTCAATTCTAAGTCTTTTATATTCTTTTCTCATCCTATACCAATCTAATTCACATCTGATATGCCACCATTTACATGATGCATTAGAAGAATACTTAAACAATGAAACAAGTTCTATTTCATTAGGATTCTTTGTGAATTTTAAATCACCTGTGGAAGGATCTATCCACCAGTATCCATGATCTTCTTCCCCTTTGTAAAAACGTTTTAAAATCTGCTGACGCAACATAAATACCTCCTCTATTTGGGCCACGATAAATTCTTTACGATTTTGTTATACTTTTCGGGTGACATTGATAGCTTCTTCCTTATATAACTGTTGCCCCACAAATTCCACATAACTAAAAATAGTAGTATAGCTTGTGTATATTTAATAATGTTATCTATAGTAAGATAACTATCTAATAGAACAGCTATATCCATTTTTTTAACTCGTCTATAGTTGTATTAACAATTATAATTTCGTATTTTTTATTGTATATAGGAACTGTAATTTTTACTGTATCACCACTTACTTCGTACTTTGTTCTTCCAAAAGCCCCACTTGCTGTAGCTGAATCTGATGCTTCAAACTTAGGCAACAGTAGTTGTAATTCGTTACGTATGGCTTGTTTAGTTGTTTCCGGTAAATAGTTAATATTTACTTCTTTCATTTTCCGCTGTCCTTTATTTAATCTATAACTATCGATAATCCTTTGTTATATTTACCTGTATTATCCAACACACCGTAGGCCATTCTGCCGTCGCCTATCTCCATCGATTTTTGTGGTACATAAATATCTAATTCTTTATCAGACAAACCACCACTTATTTCAATCGGACTTCCAGGTACAGTTCTGATTAATTTAAGCTCCAGGTCAATGTTGGCTATGTCATCTGGTAGATATTCTGAAAACTCATCCGATAGTATATCAATTAAATTTTTAAGTTCTTTTACAAATGTCTCTTTATCCATTTTTGCACTCACACTCCTCTCCGCAATTACCCCCGCAAGAGCAATCATGATCTCGTTCCATCAGTTTAGTCATTTCTGTCTCAATTAATTCTTGAAATTCCTCAGAATCGTTTATTAATGATAAAAGAGTAACAATATAGAATATATTAGCGTTGTCATTCCTATTTATCAAGGTCTCTTCATCCATCTTAGGTAGATATAATTTGGTAGTCAGATCTTTTTCAATTACCAAAGCGCAATCCGCGTCATTTAATTCCATAGTCGTACTCATTATTTATTCCTCCTATACCCTCTCGTTCTTTATTACGTCAATATAACAACCTAATATGGCTTTATGGCCTTTACGGTTTGCTATATCAAGTTTTATATTGGTAGGTATTAAATTTGTTTCTCTGTTAAATTTACTAATCAATTCTAATATGTCCTTTTCCAGTTCTTTGACTTTATTCATTTTGGTATCCTTTATTTGATGTTATTTTATCCTAATATAATATAATCATTTTTCTGGATTTGTCAAATATGTTTTTAAAAACTCTATCCCATCTTCCCCCACGAGGAAGTTTTTTAGTTAGTATAATATCTTAGTCTGTATTAATTGTGATAGTTTTTAGCCCACTGGTACTTACCCTCATCTAAATACACCCAGTTCAGGTCTACCCTTCTTTTTGAGTTCATTTCTGATAGCCTGTATTCTGTGTCAATGATCTCTCTCATGATGTGATTTAGAAGATTTGGTAGGTCAATGTCATTTTCAGCTTTCACTGAGATATTAACTTCAACCATAAGGGTCGACTTCTCCTTTTAAGCTCGAAATTAAATCCGGTAGTTCATAGTTCCTATTAAAGCCATTTTAATATTCACTCCGTTCCTATTAAAGCCATTTTAATATTCACTCCGTTCCTATTAAAATGGAGGTTTGTTTATTCTAATTTATTATGGTCGATTTGTTTTTAGAACCCCGGACAAATTATATATAAGGTAATATGGATAGTTCTATGCTGTGCTAATTAACTCTATGGTAACTGATTCTATACTAATTGATTCTATACTAATTGATTCTATACTAATTGATTCTATACTAACTATATAGTATTACTACATATATCATGGTCGAACTGTTTTATGGGACCAAATTGATTGTAAGGGGGACCCTATATATGAGAGGAGTTATATGTATTTGTATTTGTTATTATAGCCCCCCTCCCTTTATGAGTTTTTATATCCATTTCTTGGATTTTTTGGTAAATGAGTGTTTTACTCGATTTGACTCGTTAAATGACAAATTGACCTCATTCGACCCTTGCCGAGAGGTAAAATAATGCAGGGGGGTGTTCTTAATGGACATCTAACACATTGACGACCCGGGGGTATACTACCGGGGTATTGAAAGGAGTAATTATGAAAAATTTGCAGAGATACAAAAAAATTAGAGAAGAAATGGCAGCCCTTAATAAAGAACTGCAGAAGATTGAGTCGTCATGGACGGTGGCCGGTGTATACAAAATCGGCCGGATACACAAAAACCAAACCCGGCTGCTGGAGCGGCTGGGGATGGCGAAAATCCGGGAGCACTGGAGTGAGTATTATGAGTGCCCCGTAGATGTCTATGGGACGGATAATCCGACAGCCGTTCTCAAGAAAGTAATCAAACATTGGAGAATCTAAGACTGTGGGGTAGGGACTCTGTGTCTCTACCCCGTTTTTTTGATATGAACATAACACAATAACCCAAAATAAGAAAGGAGTAAATCATGATTAGATTAAAGAGAAAAGAAGAAGAAAACAGAAAGTTGGATTCCCATGCTCGGGTTAGGAAAGAGGCCGAAGAGGCCAAGAAGGAAAGAGAAGAGTATAGAAAGAAGTTCCGCATCATCTAACCCGGAGGGGTAGAGGTACGTATTATGTACTTCTACCCCGTTTTTTTGATAGTATAACTTACAAACTAATACAGTAAAGGAGGGTGGTATTATGAGTACATTAGAACAGCTTCAATACAAGAACTACAGCATCGGTGAGGATGGCCCGGGCCGTTGCGAGCACTGCGGCGAAAGTACCAAGAATAAGCACCTTCGTCGTTATGAGAAGGGGCCCGTTCTGTGTATTCCGTGCTTTCTGGCGGATTACACCAATGCCCCCCAGCACGTCATCGACGAGATGGCTGCCTGGATGGTAGAAAACTAATAAAGCACTACCTCGGATGCCACTGGCTGAGGTTAAACTTGTGGCATAACACAATCACAACCGCCCCGGGGCGCAGTCCGGTTACCCGGGGCAGAGAGGATATTGGCTATGAATCATCTAAAAGAAAAGCACAGGCTTGAAAGTATGTGCTATAGATTCATGGAGGCTGCCCAGACTGCCGAAACCGACGGCAATATGGAGGGCTCCAAGAGGTTTTGGGCTAAAGCCCAATTCTACTATGACCGCCTCACTGAACATGAGGCTGCTTGTAACAGGAAAGGAGGTTGACAATGGCTGAACACTCATACTTCGAATGTAAATGCGGCAAGCCGTATTGCCGATTCTGTGATGGTGGTTTGGGATATTGCACAGTGTGTAATGGATTTGAAGGAACGCTAACCACACATTGCCCCGGCCGTAAACTCACCGAGGAAGAGGAGATCATGATTTACAATCTCGGCATCCTCGACTTCCGGAATGGTAGGTGGGTTTACAGACCCAATTACTCAAGATATTACAGAAAGTAACTCCAAAACTTGAGAGCGGGTTAGCCAGCGCTCTCAAGGCGGCGGGCCTTGTTTAGTGGCTCGGTTTGCTTCTTTTCACGTGGGCAAAAAACGGTGCTCGTGTGTGGAGTTTTTAGTATTATGGGGTAGGAGCTTTTGCTTCTACCCCGTTTTTTTGGAATTATACTAATAACAACCAAATACAAGGAGGGTATTATGATTAATTTTGTAAAAAAGTTATTTGGTAGGGTGTTTAACAGGGCTCCGGTGAAAAGACCTTTAAAGTACAGAACCACTGAAACAGAATGGGCTTATTACTGGGTATCGCGCATCGGTGATAATAAAGAAATTATGCATGATCGAGTTACTGAATCGATGTGGCCTTATTGGTGGTTCATGAATCTTAGTGATCAAGGGCTCAGGAACATCCCGAAAGGAGGTTATCGTGTATGAAAGGGTTAGAATTTGCGGCTACGTTACAAGCATTGATGTAGTATCAGAATCAATGTGTGAAGTGATTATTGAAAGTAGGGTGTATATTATCCCTGCCGTCATTATTGGTGAAGCAGTGGTAAACATATTCCGGAAGCTATTCAAGGAAAACGATTATATTGAGGCTTCTGGAAGAGTGGCTGATGGTAAAAACTCCGCTGGAAAGAATGTGTTTGCTATAAACGTTATACATTCCAGAAATTCACCAAATGGAAACCTGATAGACATACATGTATAAAAATGAACCGCTGCTTAGGTTAAAAAGTTAACCTTGGTAGCACATACAGAAAAGGAGGGTTTATGCATTCAAACAACAAAACCAGTGTAAAAAAGAACGTCATGGAGAATCCGTATCTGCTCGGGATATACCCCAATGGTAAGCCCAGCGTGTACGACATTGTTCAGCGCGCGAAGAAATTTGGCTGTGCGCCATTTCTGGTGCCTGGTAAAAGGATGATAATGGAATTTACCTGCCCCGCCTGCGGAGATGGGCATATGATCAAATTTATTCGAAAACCCGACTTACGCCACAAGATTCACGTCTGTGTCAAATGTGGCTACAGGTATATGTCGCCAGGGTGGGTAGAGGTAAACGGTACATTTAAGAATTTCTAAACCAATATACGCCGATCAAGGGGAACGCTGAATCGGTCATTGTTATGCCCAAGCCGGGCAGAAAGGACATTACTATGTCAGACATTAACGAAGCTTTGGTTGTTGGACATCTGGCCGCAGACCCGGAATTAAGATACACCAAAAACAACATTCCCGTTTGCAACCTCAGGGTTTATACGAACAGGAGATGGAAAGACAAGACCACCGGACAACCTCGTGAGAAGGTTGACCGACATACAGTGGTATGTTGGAATGCCGACGCGGAGAATGCCGCCAAGTACCTTCACAAGGGCAGTCATGTGCTCGTGAGGGGGCGATATGAAACCAGGGAATTCTTGGGAGCGGTCAAGGATGCGAATGGGAATGTCATCTGCTACGCCAATAATCAGCCCGTCATGGCCAAGAGATACGCCCATGAGATACAGGCCGCGTTCATCAATTATCTTGACAAGAGACCCACGGAGAATGCATACGGAGACCCCAGGGCATATACGCAAGGGGCACAGAGTAGCCATGTACCACTTCCGTATGGGGTACAACAGCAATATGCGAATCCCAGTGAGCCTCCGGACTATGATCTTCCGCCCGTGGATGTGTATACTGATATTCCTGGTGCATAGGTGTTTCAGACCTCACTAGGCCCCCCGATCCTGAAAGAGAATCATTGTCACTGGTCCATTATTGGAATGACGACCGCCCTACAAGCACCTTGGGCAAACCAGAAGATTCCAGGATTAAAAAATTCAGCTTCTCAGCTTTTAATTAATCACATAGGAAGGCGGAGTATATCCGTCTTCCGAATGGTTGATTAAATACATAGACAACATAAAGAAAGGAGGTATTATGATAGGTTATGTAGATTCACGCATCGACCCAAACAAAGCGGTGATGTACCAAGATTGGATTAACAGTAATGTTCCGGCCGACGGTAAAAAAGTGATAGGTTCATGTGTGCATTACTCCAAAAAGATGGTAGAGAGGTTTCCGGAACTTCGACTGGTTGGAATCCAAGACCTATTTGAGGGGCATTGTTGGTGCTTCACCGAAGATAATCTTGTAGTGGACCCTACAGCTCACCAATACGATAATGGGTTTTGTTATCCCAACGATCCCCTCGAAGAGGAGGATTTTCCAACTGGCAAGTGTATATGGTGCGGTGAGATGGTCATTCCAGATACCAATAGGGCAAGGGAATGGTTTGGGGCTGATATGGTAGGCCCTCATCATGAATGCGACCGTTTACTAATGGAGGATCTAAATTCAATATGAGAGGAGGTAATCTTATTAAAAAATATTGTCCATGTTGTGGAAGACAGGTTGTATCATATAACCAATCTGACGAACATACGGCTTCTGGAACCAGACCTAAACGCGCAGTAAATCCTAATGAGTTATTCTGTGATGAATGCGGGGAGGAATTGGATGAGAATGGATTATTCCCAGAAGAAGCAGCCCAGTGTCAGTAAATTAATACAAACGAACAGATCAGAGCTCCATCGTTTCTCTTTAACTGCTTTTTGAAGAAAGGGGATTATTATGTCAAGATTAACACCAATGGAGATTATGTTGGTGGAAGCCAACAAGAAAATTGATGCTTTATTGAAACTTTTATCGAAACCGGACAGGATAGAACCATCTAGCTACACAGAGGTTCGGCTTGACTTTGTCGACTTGCCCATACACATGAAATCACGAATCATGAAGAGTGGCAATACCATCGGTGCGAAGTTAAACACTGATTTCCACAACACATTTCCGGATGGACTCATCTGCACCATTAAATGATAACCAACTCCTCGGATGCCACTGGCTGAGGTTAAACTTGTGGCATAACATGAGACAAGGAGGTTTCAATGAATTACAAAGAACAAAGAAAATTTGCAAAAGAACTATTTTCCGGCAAACTGCCGAGTGATGTGGTAAAAGTATTTGAAGATGAAGATGAGTGTTTCGGTGCTATCCTGGAAAAACTGAAACCGTTCCGGGAAATTGTTCTTGAAGTGATCAAGAATATCGAAATTCCCTCAGAATGGGCTTATTATTGGGCCAGGCTTATTGGTGATAAGGGAGTCATGCGTGATAGAGTCACTGAATCAGAATGGGCTTATCGCTGGGCCAGGTGGATTGGTGATAGGAAAATCATGAGAGATCGGATCACCGAGTCAGGATGGGCTTATCGATGGGCCAGGGATATTGGTGATAAAGAAGTCATGCGTGATCGGGT